CACCACAATATTCTTTATATCACGCATCTGGTGATTGTGATGGCTACATAGCTTTTAATTATGGTCGTAACGAATTAATGAATACAGAAAGACTAAGACCACCACAGTCTTTTATGATGAAGCCAGAAGTAGGAAAACTATTAGTATTTCCTTCTTGGTTACAACACATGGTATATCCCTTCAAAGGTGAGGGAGAAAGAAGAACAGTAGCATCTAACTTAAATTGTTGGGATGTTCCAAAAGAATCATTAATAGAAGGAGAAGAAGATGGAAATGTTAATTAACGCAATTAGCTGGATTACAATAATAGTAACAGTTGCTAGTTTTATAGCAGCCTCTACGCCAACACCTAAAGATGATGTATGGATTGGTAAGCTATATAAGCTTATAGATTTACTAGCTTTGAACATCGGCAAGGCGAAACAAAAATGAACTGGTTAAAAAAAATGTGGCAAAACGTCAGGGGCGTTGAAAGTAAAACAGTCAGAGCTAGAACAGAAAAAGGTCATTTTGTTGCTGATGATAAGTCTACACCAGACGTAAATGAGGCTTACACTACAGTTGAAGTAAAAAAGAAAGGTAAACGCAAGAAGAAATAATGGCAACCGCAAAAGACGCACTTCATCAAATTAGTTCACACGAAAAAGAGTGTGCTATACGTTATCAAAACATAGAAAAACGTCTTGATGAAGGCTCTGAAAAATTTAAGAAATTAGAAAATATGCTCTGGGGTGTTTACCCATTTATGGTAGGAGCTATTGTTCTTACAAAGTTTTTATAGATGGAAGAGGAACTACTAAACGAACCAACTATAAAGAAAAAGCTAGAGCTTGATATTGACGTTTCACCCAACTATTTATCAGTGAATCCATTTCAAAAATGGGTACATCTAGCTAAAACAGTAGACGCTTGGCGAATATTCCCTAGAGCGTTTGTCAGCGTCTACATCTTACTACTATACAAAGTAGTCACTTGGTTTATGACCATACCTGAACCCAACCTAGAACAATCAGCTTTAGTGTCTGTTGTTGTAGGTGCAATGGCAGCTGTTTTTGGTATCTACGCTGGCACATCAGGACAAAGTAAAAAGTTTAAAGGCGAGGATTAATCTTGGAAGCGTTCAATCTGATCGCTGAATTAGGTCTGCCAATAGCTGGTGCTTTAATTATGGCTTACTTTATATTCTTGGTCATGAAACAGCTTATGGATGGTTTGATTAGTGAAATCCAAACTGTACAAGGAATTACCAAAATGCTCATCACTAGAGCTTCTATTATGAATAATGATATGATTCGCATAGACACAAGTGTATCTAGTGCTCTTAATCTGCCACCAGACTTGGACAGGATAGCTAGAGCTGAAAACTTTGTAGAGGATGGGAAAATAGATGCCAGAAGAGATTAATGGACATAGTACAGATAGTAGCTGATTTTGGTTTTCCAGTAGTGATGGTAGTTGGACTAGGCTACTTTGTTTACTTTGTGTGGCAAACGATTACCAATAAGATTGACCCAGCTGTACAAGAAATGAAAGGCACAATCATACGTTTGACAGATCAGCTCAGGCTGCTCGACCAAGACATGATTCGTCTTCAGCAAAAAGTGAATACAGTTATAGAGGTAAAGGAACAAGATGAAAAATCGAAAAAGACCTGACGAAATGTTGCTTATAGCTTCTATGATAATCGTTATGTTTGTCGTCATAACTGTGCAAGCTGATGAAATGACTCACAAGTTTAAGAACCCAAGCTTTTCAGGTATAGGAACATCCAGTCATTATCTGACTATAGAAAATCAAGAGTTCAACAGAAAAGAAGCAATACGAGAAGAACTTAGAGCATATACTGAAGACCTAGAAAGAGAAGCAGAAAACACCACGTTAGCTCGGTTCATACGAAATCTTGAATCACGCATCTATGCACAGCTTTCAAGACAATTAGTAGATAGTCTATTTGGTGAGACTGCTTCTGAGTTTGGCATTTTGGAATTGGAAGGAAACACCATAGAATATAGAGTAGAAGACGACAAGGTAACATTAATAATTACAGATGAAGAAGGCAATACAACAGAAATTACTGTACCTCTCGGTTCTTTTACTTTCTAGTTGTGCTTTGATTGTAGACCCATTAGACAATGGAATACCACCCATAAGAAGTATTGAATCAGCAGAGGTTGGTTCCTTATTGACCAAACTAGCAGAAGTGCCTTCACCTATACGAAAACCTGTAGTAGCTGTCTACCCAAGCTCTTTCAAAGACAATACAGGACAACGCAGAAGCAATAGTCAATACGCAAGTTTCAGTACAGCCATAACACAAGCTCCTGACGCTTACCTCATAAGAGCACTAAAACACTCTGGTGTGTTTGAAGTGGTAGAACGTACAGGACTAGACAATCTAACAAAAGAACGCCAAATTATTCGTACAACCAGAGAAAGTTTTGATGAAACTCAAAAGGTCAAACCTTTACTTTTTGCTGGGTTATTGATGGAGGGTGGTGTAGTCGGTTATGAAACCAATGTTAAATCAGGTGGTGCTGGAGCAAGATACTTAGGTATTGGAGCTTTGAAAGAGTATAGGCAAGATTCTGTCACCATATCCTTACGCACAGTTTCTGTGAGCACAGGTAAAATTTTGATTGAAGTTTTAGTAACAAAAACAATACTTAGTTCAGCAGTGTCTTCAGATGTGTTCAGATTTTATGCAAACAATACTGAGCTAGTTGAAATAGAAAGTGGTATAGTAGAGAATGAGTCTATAAACATTGCTTTACAGATGGCAGTAGAGACAAGTGTATTACGCACAATAGAGGAGGGCTATGAAGAAGGCTATTGGCAAAAGGATAAGAAGACTGATATTGGTAAGCCTGATTGCGATGACGAATGTATCGCTACTATTAGGGGCTGACAACGAAATATACATAGATCAGTCAGGTGCTACATCTAACTTGGATATAGAACAAGTTGGGGGTAGTGGAAACATAATTGGTGGGTCAGATGCTACAGCTGGCTCTTCTAATATGACACCATTAGATTTAGATGGTGCAACCATGACCTTAGATATATTGCAAAAGGGCTCAACAAATAAATTCTTGGGCGATATATGGGCAGATAACTACACAGGCTACTTCTCGTTTATAGGCGATACAAATACATTTAACATGTCTACAGACGAAACAAACGCTACTGGAGCTGATGGTTCTAATGTAAACGTACAAGTCACAGGCAACACGAACACCATGACTCTCAATCACGCTATGACTGCACTAGCAGCTAATTTGGATTTAGATTGGATTATACAAGGTGGTGGTAACAGTATCACAGCATCCATAGATGTAGATGGTGCTACTAACTACATGGATATAGATGGTTCAGACAACACAGTAACATACGATGGAGATGGATATGCTGGTGGTTACTTCTATCTAGATCATACAGGTGGTTCAAGAACTTTTAACATAGACCAAGAATCAACTCAAGATAATGATTGGCTCAAGATTACGTCTGTTGGCTCTAATGGCACAGTTTGTGTCACTCAGTCAGACTCAACTACTTCATTCGTCTGTTGATATAGGTTCTATCTCAGAAGTTAGAGGTAATGCACAAGTTCTCAGAGACAAACCTTATGGTGCTGAATTAGAGTTTAACATCCAACAAATGGATGATGTCCGCACAGAAGCTGGCAGAGTTGCCATAACTTTTGAGGATGATTCAACAGTCAAACTAACAGAACATTCTAAACTGGTTATAGATGAATATATCTATGACCCTGACCCCTCAAAGTCAAAAATGGCTTTGAAATTTGCAAGTGGCACAGCACGATTTATTACAGGCAAATTCAATAATAAAAGCAATATATCTATTAAGACACCTACAGCTGACATAGCTATTAGGGGCACAGATTTTACTTGTACAGTAGATGAGCTTGGAAGGTCTTTGGTTATATTGCTACCAGATGAAAATGGCATATCTAGTGGTGAAATTATTGTAGCTACTGCTATGGGCAGTGTTACACTCAACAAGCCATATCAGGCAACTACAGTATCTGTTTACGAAAACAGCCCAACAAAACCAGTAACTTTAGACATATCACTAGACTTGATTGATAACATGCTGATTGTTAATCCTCCAGAGGAAACAGAACAACAGGCAGAAGAAACACAATCAAGAACAACAGTAGATTTTTTAGAGTTTGATGACTTAGATATAGACTATCTTAATGAAGATTTTTTGGATGCTGAAGCTGACCTAGAGTTTACAGAATTAGATATAAACTATTTGGATGTAAATTTTCTTGAAGATTTACTCAATGTGATTGATGCACTAGCTATATCAAAAGAAGAAGACCAATTAAAACAAGGTGGTGTAGGTATTCGCATAGTAGGAACTAATATAGGTCAAGACAAAGATACACAGATAACTACTATAGTCACAGGTCAAAATATTAGTCTGACCAGAACAGTCAGCCAAAGTGTTAAACTAAACTTAGATGGTTCTGATAGCTATACGATAATATTGATACAAGATGGTGTGTCTAACACAGTTAAAATTAATGGTGGTTCTTCTACAACAATAAAAATCAAGCAAGGTTCTGGATGAAAAAACTTATACCACTATCACTCATACTTATATTGGTGTTGCCATTTATCTATCAAACCACGCCACTTGAAGTTCTTAAACTTAGAACTTTTGATGCTTTAATACCAGAACAGAATGAAAGTGGTAATTTTGTAATACTAAACATCACTGAGAATGATATTGCTAATGAAGGCGGTTATCCTTTATCAAGACAAACCTTAGCTCAAATACATATTAACCTTTTGCGTAGAGGAGCTATGGGCGTAGGTTGGGTTATGGCTTTTCCGCAACCAGATAGATTTGGTGGTGACTTTGAGTTTATGGAAGCACTCTCTTTTTCTCCCAGTGTTCTTGCTATGTTTGAAGGAGAGGGAGACTACCCACCTACATCTGGAACAGTTATTTTAGGTGAAGATGCTGGTGGTATGATGACAGAAGGCGTTATAGAGAATATAGATGTTTTAAAACAAAACAGTGCACAAGGCATAGCAG